TTAAATACTCCTTCAGGAAGAGTCACATTGTCATCTTTTAACATATTTTCATCAATATGTAAGAAACAATGAACTCTATGAGTATCTTCAACCTTTCTGCTAAGTTCATCAATATGTTGTTGTAACAATTCTTGATAAAGCTTAGCAGAATAGCCTTCTCCTGCTGAGCCACTAATATGAATACCAACTATCTTACGTGTAAGAGAGTTGGATTTTATAATTAGTGGTCCGCCACAATCTCCCTTCATTGTATCACCATTATAAAGATAACCAGCTCGATGTATATATGATTCATTCTCTACGCTAATACGTAGTTCCTGTTCATAATTATGTACATCATAAAGTGATTTAATCACTTTAGCTACTTGTCCATTATCATTATGATACGATAAAAGAAGACCCTGCATATTTCCTCTCAAACGACCTAATTCATCTTTTTCGATGAAATGTTTGAGAACAGATCTATGCAACACACTATTTCCATGCGTAGATACATTAAAAATGATGGCATCTAATTCATGTTCTCCATATTTAATTTGGACAGCACGATTGAGACTACCATCAGCATTAACTAACTCACGCAATTCGAAAGTAGACATGTTGTTGTACACCTTTTCAGCATAATTAATTCTTGAAAGATTCAATTTAGTTGACAAAGGTGCTTTTCGCAATAACAAATATTTTACAAAATGATAAGGAATAAGATAATTATGTCCTTGTAATGCGATAGCATTACCAAGAGTAATATCTTTTCCCTTATCATTAACATATGTTATACTATACAAATTATTCTTCATTATAGTAAAAGCAGTTTCTACAGCATTAACGTCAACAGATCCTTCACTTTCGTGAAAAGCACCTGCTTCAATTTTATGCTTAACTAAATTCTTATCTTTACCATTAGAAGGTGATTGCATAGCTTCAACAATATGTTTTTGCAAATTCTTTGTTTTTCCGTTCGATGGAGATTGCATTGCTTCATTTGCATGAAACAATACACCCTCTGTGTTTTTAAGAATATTTTCTCGTTCATCAGGATTAGCCATTAATAAATTCGTCTTCCAATAACTCATACGTTCACTGAAAGACAAATTCTTTTGTTGTCCAATCCATTTTGAGTTCCGTTCATATTCTTCAGCAGTGATAATATCACCAGTCACAAAGTGTGGTATCTTTTCTTCTTGAATAAAACACTTGTAAATGGTAAACATTGACACTGCCACTGTACCTACCATAAAAATATATTTTAATGCAGGGTACTTATCGAGCATTGTTTGACATAACTGCTTACATTTATTAAACCATAATTTAATAGATGAAACAGCATTATCAAACATCGTTTCGGAATAGTACAATAACTTATTTGTAAATGAATTTTGAACTTCATTTGATTTGTTTTTAAATGCTAAATATTCGTCAGCTCTATCAGAATTTAACAAATCACATTCTATATCTAGAAGTGATTCACCATTACAAATTCTTTCAGAAATAACGTTCGTTAAATCAGCATAACAATCAAAGAAATCCTCATCATTTCCAACTTCAGCTATCATTTTCTTGAGTCGTTTTTCCATAAATTCCTTCTTTACAGTGAAATCATCTTGTCTTTGTTGTAGTTGGGAACACATCAAAGAAGAAAATTCATCATAATTAAGAACTTTAGCTGATGTATCTGGTTTAAATTGTGTTTTTCCAGCAATTACAACTTTCTTATACTTTATAAAATTATAAATTTCAGTTGTTATTGGAACACGATAACCAGCCTCTGCGGATAACTCATCAAGTCGTTGTCGTACTTTGTCGATATCCAATAAAATCTTTTCATTATTACCTTCAAGCTTTAAAATTTTTCTAAACTGTTCAGCAGGTGTAACCTGATACATATGATCAGAAATTCGATTATAAAAAGCTTCAGGATAAGTTAAAGACTTAATTGGTGCATTTATATCATTTATAGTCATAATACCTACTTTAGAAGTATAAAAAGAATTTTTATCCTCCAAAGCAGCCATATGCAAATGATATGGAAAATCGTTCATCTCTCGTATAGTTTCGTGCAATTCGGGATTAGGATTAGAAACATCATCCACAGCAGCAAGACAATCGTCTCGTACTACTATGAATTGACCTTTATAACCATCCCAAAATTCAGTTTCAGGTTGTCTGGCATAAATCTGTTCATC